ATTCGCTGGTTCAAATCGACGAAGATGCACAGAAGGCAGATCGCCTCGAATTTATCGAAATGGTCAGCAAGTTCTTGCAACAGGCCGTGCCGGCCGCTCAGTCTCAGCCCGAGCTCGCCCCGGTGCTGGTCGAGATACTGAAGTTCGGCGTGTCGGCGTTCAAGGCAGGCAAGACGCTTGAGGGGATGATCGACAACGCTGCGGAGACGCTGACGAAGCAGATCCAAGCGCAGGCCGGACAACCTAAGCCGCCTCCGATCGAAATCCAGAAGGTGCAAGCCGAGTCGCAAGCGCGCATCCAAGAGAAGCAGGCCGGCGCGCAGATGGATATGCAGATGGAGCAGCATCGCACGCAGCTCGAATCCGCCAAGCTTCAGCAGGAAGGCCAGATCGAAATGCTGAAGGCTCACTTGGAGCAGCAGACGGCCGAAGCCGAGCAGCGCTACCAGGCGCAGCAAGCGGCCCAAGAGACGGCGATGGAAATGCAGCGCGACGAGATGGAGCGGCAGAGCCAAGAGCGTTTGGCACAGATGCAAGCCATGCTTGAAGCGGACAAGGCCGAGCGCGATCGCCAATTCCAGATGCTGATTGCTGCGATGAACAATCAGGTCAAGCTCGAAGTTGCCGAAATCGGCGCACAAACCACTCTCGAAGCCTCGCAGATCAGCGCGGCCAAGTCGGGTTCCGAAGAATAACCCATGCCTATCTACGCAACGAAATGCCAGTCCTGCGGCAGGGACGATGCTGTCTATCGCTCCGTTGCAGAGCGCGATAAGGACATCCCTGCATGTGAGTGCGGCGGCGCAGTGCAGCGCGTCGTCAGCGCTCCCTATGTGGCTGCGGACATGTCCCCGTACCGCTCGATGATTACGGGCGAAATGATCACTTCCCGGTCGCATCATCGCGCGCACCTGAAGGCGCACAACTGCATCGAGATCGGCAATGAAACGAAGTACCTGAAGCCAAAAGAAAAGATCGACCTTGCGCCCGAGTCGAAGAAGGCGCGCAAGCAAAAGATCATTGAGCAAGTCAACGCACTTAAATAGCCACGGAGAAAGCAATGAACATGGCAGTCCATACGCCGTTGACCGGCGACCAGCAGATCGAAAGCGAGATTGTTCGCAAAGGCAAGATTGCGCCGCGCGTGACGCCGGCGGACATCGATGCAGCAATTGCAAGCGAGCATTACTTTACGGCCGAAGAAGGACTCGAAGGGTCGGTAGGTGGTGCAGCGTCGTATGCAGATGCCGTAATTCGAGGTGATGAAGAGCGTATTCCAGTTTCATTGGGCTTGCTCACGTTCTGCGTGCTCGTGCTTCGCAATGGCTTCGCCGTGACAGGTGAGAGCGCATGCGCATCGGCCGAAAACTTCGACGCCGTGATTGGCCGCAAGATCGCGCGCCAAAACGCTGTCGAGAAGATCTGGCCGCTCGAAGGCTATTTGCTGAAAGACCGTCTCGCATCCAACAAATAAGAAGAGGCTGAGCCATCATGGGAACCCGCAGAGAAGATCTAGCCGAAGCGCTCGAAGCGATCGACGAGCACGTAGGCGACGCACCTGAAGCAGTGCATGAAGTTGTCGTGGACGCGCCGAGCGTCGAGAACATCAGCGCAGAACCGGTCGAAAACGAAGGCCGAGCGCGGGACGAATCGGGCCGCTTTGCCCCGAAGTCGCCTGCCGCTCCGTCTGCTGAGGCTGTGGCAGGCGTCGAGACGCAGCCGGTCACGTTGGAGCGCCCCGAACCGCCGAAGTCATGGAAGGCCGAGCAGCGCGCCCATTGGGACAAGCTTGATCCGGAAGTCGCGAAGTACATCCACCAGCGCGAGCAGGAAAGCCAACGCGGGTTCGATGAATACCGCTCGAAGGTCGAGCCGATCGTCCAGCAGATCCAGCCGCATATCGACGAGCTGCGCCAACAGGGCGTTCAGCCGGAAGTCGTGGTGCGCGATCTGCTCTATACGCGAAAGCTGCTGGCGACCGGCGACGAAGCGACCAAGCTGCAAACGCTGGTGAATGTGGCGCACGCCGTGGGAATCCCGCTGCAACAGATGCTGCAACAGAGCGCAGCGCTTCCGCAGCACATGCAGCAGCACATCGATCCGCAAGTGATGGCAGCGCAACAGCGCGCGCGTGATCTGGAAAACCAGATGGCGCAGCACCAACAGAGCCAGCACGCACAGATGCAAGCGGCTGCGGTGGCTGAAGTCGAAAACTTCAAGTCTTCGCATCCGTATGTAGACCAATTGGGGCCGCAGATGCAGCAACTGCTACAAGCAGGGCTGGCTACGGATCTTGATAGCGCCTATTCGAAGGCGCTCCGCTTGAACGACGAACTTTTCCAGAAGAGCCAAGCGACACAACGCGAAGCCGCTGAAAAGCAACGTCGTATCGAGGCGGATAAGGCGGCGAAAGCTGCCAAAGCGAACGCAGTCAGCACGCGAACGACCACACCCGGCGCGATCGCGGCAACGACAGGCGGGGCACCGAAAGGACGGCGCGCGGCTCTCGAAGATTCCTTCGAGCAGATGACCGCAAGCCGTATTTGATTTCACTGATAGGAGCTACACATGGCATTCGCCAATAGCGCAATCAGCGACATCATCGCCACGACCATCCAATCTCGTAGCGGCGAACTCGCTGACAACGTAACAAACAACAACGCACTTCTGATGGTTCTTCGTGAGCGGGGCAACGTGCGCCCGTTCGGCGGTGGTAACGTGATTTTGGAAGAAATCATGTACACCGACTCGACGACGACCAACGTCAACTCATACTCGGGCTACGAAGTGCTGAACATCAGCCCGAATAGCCCGATCTCGGCTGCTCAGTTCAGCATCCAGCAGTACGCGGCGGCCGTGACCATCTCGGGTCTGGAAATGCTCCAGAACTCGTCGAAGGAAGCGATCATCGATCTGCTCGACTCGCGCATGGACATTGCCGAGTCGCAACTGATCAACCGTATCGCCGCGGACATCTATCTCGACGGCACGGGTAACTCGGGCAAGAACATCACCGGTCTGGCCGCGGCTATTCCGGATGCGCCCGGCTCGGGTACGTATGGCGGTATCTCGCGCTCGGCGTTCCCGTTCTGGCAATCGCAGGTGTTCTCGGGCGTGACCAACGGTGGCGCGGCTGTGTCGGCAGCGAACATCCAGAACTACATGACGCAGCTGTCGCTCAAGGCGGTTCGCGGTCGTGATCGTATGGATCTGTTCGTCGCGGACAACAACTACTACTCGATGTATATCGCATCGATGCAGGCTCAGCAGCGCGTCATGAGCGACGGCAACACGAAGCTCGCGGGCGCCGGTTTCCCGGCCGTGAAGTTCTATGGCGGCGGCATGGCGGCTGACGTGGTGTTGGACGGCGGTATCGGCAGCAATGCCACGGCCAATCACATGTGGGGGCTGAATACGAAGTACATCAGCTTCCGTCCGCACCGTGACCGTAACTTCGTGCCGATCGGCGGCGAGCGTCAAGCGGTCAACCAAGATGCGGTTACGAAGCTGATTGGCTGGGCCGGCAACCTCACGTCGCGCGGGCCGCAATTCAGCGGCGTGCTTATCGGATGATTCTGCGGAGGCTGATCACCTAAGAATGGTAAAATATCCTAACTAACCCTTAGGAGTTTTCCATGCCCGGTGGTCGTCCTCCAGTTGATCCTGTTAAGCGGTTTTTGAGCAAAGTAAAGCATGTCGAATCCGGCTGTCATGAATGGCAAGCCGGATTAGCTAGAGGCGGTTACGGCAAATTCCAGCACGGTAAAACTGTGCAAGCCCACCGTGCCTCGTACCAGTTCTTCAAAGGAAACATCCCGGAAGGCATGTGCGTCATGCACAAGTGCGACAACCGTTTGTGCGTCAATCCTGAGCACTTGATGATTGGCACACTGACGGACAACATTGCCGACATGGATTCGAAGGGCAGGCGAGGTACGAAAAGCAGGCTGACGCGCGCGCAAGCCGCCGAAATCCTGAATTTGGTCGGAACCGGCTTAAGTCAGAAGCAAATTGGTGACATGTTTGGCGTTGACCAGACGACCGTCAGCAGGATCGCTCTAGGCAAGACAACCAAATTTAAGGAGCAGTGAAATGCCTGTGTATTCCGTAACGCCTCAGATCGGCTTCGATCTGATCAACACGATCCTGGCTACCGATATTGCTTCGGGCGCTCGGACTGTGCCTGTCAACCTCGGTGAGCAAGTGTTCGGCAGCGACGGTAAGCGGTACGTCTTCGCCAAAGCCAACGCTTCGATCTCCGCGTCCACGGCTGTCTGCACGGTCGCTCCGACGACGTTCCTCGCGACGGCATCGGGTGGCGCATACACGTCGCCGGCAACGGCAATGAGCACTGGCGATTACGGCTGGTTCTCGGCTGCGTCGGTCTAAAAAAGCTTTCTCCCGTGGGTCTTGGGGCGTCGATTCTGGCGCCCCTTTTTTCACGGGACTTCACCCATAACAGGAGAAAAGCATGTACGAAGCACTGGAAAGTGACACGCAGAATCCGCGCGCCGGCCTGTATGTCGAGTTCTTCCCCGGCAAGCGTTACAACGAATTCCGCAGCAAAGAGAGCGGCAAGCCTGAGTTCGATCTGGTCCCGATGATTAAGAAGTGCAATCCGGGCGATCCGACGAACATCATCGAGCGTCCAGCACGCGACGACGACAAAGACGAATGGCCGGGTCAGTGGGCAGCCTATGAGCGCCGCACGTCCTACCGTCCGGAATCGGGTACGCCGGTTGAAGACTGGCCGCGCCTGGATGTCGCGACCGTCGCGAAGTTGAAGGCGCTCGAGTTCCATACGGTCGAACAGTTGGCCGAGTGCTCGGATCAGCAATGCCAGCGTATCGGTATGGGCTGCTACGAGCTGCGCACGAAGGCGGCTGCATATATCGCTGCGGCGAAAGACTCCTCGCTGGCTCAGAAGCAAGCCGAAGACCTCATGCTGCGCAATCAGGAAATCGAAGACCTGAAGGCAACGGTCCTGCGCCTCGGCTCGCAGTTGGAAGCAATGCAAGCGATGGACCCCGAAAAGCGCGGCCCCGGCCGCCCGCGTAAAGAGGCGTAAATATGTCGTCGACCATGTTGCAGCTAGTGCAGCAAGCTACCGGTGAATTGGGGCTTGCCGTGCCGTTCTCAGTTGCGGGCAATACTGCCCAAGACACGACGCAGCAGCTTGCACTGCTCAACGCGGTCGGCTATGACTTGTTACGCGAGCCAGCTTTTAATTGGCAGGCTCTGACGACCGAATATCGCTTCACCAGTCTGTGGACGATCCAGACGGGCAACGTGACGAGCGGATCGGCCGTCATCACCAATATTCCGTCTACCGCTGCGATCGCTGCCGCCACGTACATGGTGACTGGCAACGGCATCAATCAAGATACGTATGTGCAGTCGGTCGACTCGGCTACGCAAATCACGATGACTCAGCCGGCCGCGGCAAGCGGAACGGCGGTGTCGCTCACGTTCGCGAAGACGAAATACGCGTTTCCCGTGGACTATCAGCGCATCATCGACCGCACGCAATGGGACAAGTCGAAGCATTGGGAAATGCTGGGGCCCGAGAGCCCGCAGCAGTGGCAATGGCTGAAATCCGGCTACATCGCCACTGGCCCGCGTATTCGCTGGCGCATTCTCGGTAACACGTTCCAGATTTGGCCTGGCGTGAGCACGTCTGAATATCTCGGTTTTGAGTATGTCTCAAAGTACTGGGTAACTGATGTCAGCGGCACGGCCAAGGGAAACTTTACCTCCGATACCGACACATGTCAGTTCGACGATCGGCTGATGGTCGCGGGGCTGAAGCTCAAATATTGGGGTATCAAAGGATTCGAGACGCAGATTCTGCAGGACGAATACGACGCGATTCTTTCGTCTATCAAGGCAGAGGAACAGGGTTCGCCATTGCTCTCGCTTGCCCCGCGCGTTTCGAGCTATCTGCTTGGTCCTGAGAACATCCCGGATTCGGGCTTTGGCGTGGCTCAGCCGTGACAAACATTACAGGTATTGCAGCAGCGGCCCAACGGAAACGTCGGCAGGCCCAAGGGCAGCGCTCGACTACGGTTAACCTGCCGGCGCCTATTGGCGGATGGAATGCGCGTGATTCGCTCGCGCAGATGGCGCCCGAAGATGCGGTAACGCTCACGAACTGGTTTCCAACGACTTCCGATGTCATGGGGCGCGCAGGCTTCACGAAGTGGGCGACTGGGTTTGCGGGCGACGTGAACACAGTAATGCCGTTCAACCCCGCGACGGGCATTAGCAAGCTATTCGCGGCATCCGGTGCATCGATCTATGACATCAGCGGCGGCGGTGCGATCGGTGCGCCTTCCGTGACCGGATTCACTAACGACAAGTGGTCATACACCAATTTTGCGACGAGCGCCGGCCCGTTCATGTGTCTTGTGAATGGACAGGACGGGTATTACGTCTATAACGGCACGACGTGGCAGAACGTGACTTCTGGTTCAACGCCTATCTCTATCACCGGCGTCAATCCGAACAATCTGTCGTTTGTCGAAGTCTTCGCGTCGCGCGTCTGGTTCATCGAAAAGAACACGTTGCACGCTTGGTATTTGCCTGTCGGCCAGGTCGGCGGTGCGGCATCGCAGTTCGACTTCTCGCCTATTTTCAAGCGCGGCGGCTCGCTCGTCGCAATTGGCGTCTGGACTGTCGACGGCGGCGAAGGAATGCAGGACTATCTAGCTCTCGTGACCAGCGAAGGTGAGGTTGCGATTTATGGCGGCACTGACCCATCTCAGGCATCCACCTTCGCGAAGAAGGGCACATATCAGGTCGGTACGCCGATGGGCTTCCGATCGTTCATGAAGTACGGCGGGGACTTGCTCTATATCGGCAAGGATGGTCTCGGGCCGATCTCAGCGCTGCTCGGTTCAACTCGCGTCAACAGCAATTTGAACCTGACCGGAAAGATTCAGGGCGCCATTTCTCAGGCGACAAGTCTTTATCCGAATAACTACGGATGGTGTCTCGTTCTGTTTCCGCTAGAAAACATGCTGATCCTGAATATTCCGGTTGGGTCAGGGCAGCAACAGCAATATGTGATGAACACGATTACCGGAGCCTGGTGCAACTTCACCGGATGGAACGCGAACCATTGGGAACGCTACAGAGATCAGATTTACTTTGCCAGCACGGGCTTTGTCGGTCTTGCATGGAACGGCCTGTCGGATAACGGCACGAACATCAACACAATCGCGCAGCAGGCATTCAACGAGTTCGGAACGCCGCTTCAGAAGCGCTTCACGATGATGCGTCCGATCCTCTGGACGAACGGCTCGCCGGCTTTGTCGGCAGGGATCAATGTCGACTATGACCAGAACGTCCCGCAATCGACGCTTAACTATTTGCCGCTCAATTTTGGGCTGTGGGATACGGCTATCTGGGACTTGGGAACGTGGGGCGGAAATCTTCAGATCGCAAAGGCATGGCAGGGCGTTACTGGGGTCGGCATGACCGGTTCTCCGACGCTTAAAGCCGCTGTGAATGGTACTGAAACGCATTGGGCCGCGTCCGACATCGTATTCGAAACTGGCTGGACAGTTTAATGAAGAGAATTGTTTGGGATCAGCCGGAGCGCGTTATGCGCTTCGTAGCGGCGAAGGTTGGCGAGAAGGAATTACTCGGATACAGCGCGATCGGGCTTGAGAGGGACGGCGAGCTAGTTGCCGGCGTGCTCTACGAGCAGCACAACGGTCCTAACGTGATGATGCACGTCGCATCGGACGGCTCTCGGCATTGGATGACGCCAGCATATATGGCTGCATGCTTTCGCTACCCGTTCCTTCAACTCGGAGTAAATCGCGTGAGCGGCCTTGTGCGCGCTGACAACAAAGACGCGCAGCGTTTCGATGAAGCACTTGGATTCAAACCTGAAGGCGTATTACGGGAAGCCGCAGCAGATGGCACCGATCTGATCCTGTACGGGATGCTTAAACGGGAGTGCAGGTATCTAGATGGGAAATATCATGACGCGCTGCTCAAGGAAAGAAAATGAACGCTTTTAAGCTTCTTAAATATCTGTTTGTTGACGCCTTTACGTTCTATGGCGGAGGTGGAAAGGGCGGTGGCTCCGCTCCGTCTGCGCCTGACCCGAACGTCGTAGCAGCAGCCACGACTAAGACGAATACGGATACGGCAGCCTTCAATAAGGCGCTTAACCTCAATAACTACTCGAATCCGTTCGGGTCGCAGCAGACCACGCAGACCGGTACTGATCCGAATACGGGCGCACCGATCTACAACACGAATGTTTCGGCGAATCCTCAACTTACCGGAGCATTGAACGGGCTTCTCAGCCAAGCTAGCCAAAGCGGAAATATCAATAGCAATGCACTGAATGGGCTTTATGGCGTCAATAACCTATATGCCGGCTCTGCGAACAATTTCGGCAATCTCGCGCAATCTCAGTTAGGCCTTAATGGCAGCATAGCGGCCCTTCAACCACAGTATCAGAACATTTCGAACGGCATTGGCGGTCTGCAAAATCAGTTCGGTGCTGTTAACAACAATTTTGGGAACCTCGCCAATCAATATCAAGGTATCTCGAACAATATCAGCAACAGCGCGGGGTCCTATTCCGGACTTAACTCGCAACTTTCCGGTTTGGGCGATCAACTAAGCCAAGGGCAGGCACAGCAAGCAGGACAGCAAGGTCAAAATGCTGCGTATGCAGCGCAGAAGCAATACCTTGATCCGCAGTTCTCACAGCAAGGCGAATCGCTCAGCGCGCAGCTCGCAAACCAAGGGCTGACGCCGGGTTCGGAGGCATACAACAATGCCATGACGAACTTCAATAATCAGAAGCAGCAAGCCTATAGCAATGCGCAGAACCAAGCGATCATGACTGGATCGCAGATCGGCGCTCAGAACCTACAGAACCAAATTTCCGGCATTAATACGCAGGCAGGTCTGCTCGGGCAGCAAGGCCAAAATATTGGCAATACGATTAATGCCTATGGCGCGCAGGCTGGCGCCCTCGGCGGAGCTGGTAATGCCTACGGCCAGCAAGGGAACGCGCTGAGCAACCAGGCTGGTTTGTACGGGCAACAGGCCGGTCTCGTCGGCAATCAGGCTGGCTTGTTCGGTCTGATGGGGAACAATTATCAATCTGCAGGTGGCCTATATGGTCAGCAGGCCGGGACATATGGCAGCCAAGCCGGTCTGTACGGACAAATGGCCGGAGTCGGGAATATGCCGTATTCGCAACTCGGCAGCATCGCGAGCATGATCCCTGGCTATTCCGGGACGGGTCAAAGCAGCGCAGCGCCTGCCGATATCGCCGGACTTTATAACAACCAGTATCAATCGCAGCTTGCGAACTATAACGCGCAGCAGCAGAGCGCGAACAATACGCAGAGCGGGATCATGGGCCTTGGCAGCGCGGCGATTATGGCGTCTATGTTCTCGGATCGTCGCCTCAAGCGTTCGATAAAGCGTGTTGCAACGTGGGCGAACGGACTTGGCGTCTATACCTATCGTTACAAGTGGGAAGCGAAGGGCGTCCGACATCTTGGCTTCATGGCCGACGAAGTACGGAAGATCGCGCCATTTGCGGTGCTGCGTGACACGAACGGCTTTGACCGTGTGAATTATCAACTGGCAGGGAGCGCGCGATGAATTGGGGCGGAACGATTCTTGGAAGTTTGGCCGGTGGCTTGGGTGGTGGCCTTCTTGGTAGCGGTGCTCTCGGTGGTGAGGGCAACACGTCAAAGGCCATCATGGGCGCTCTGGCTGGTGGCGGTTTGGGTGGACTCGCTGGGGCTGGTGGAATGCCGGCTACTACAAGCGGCGTTGCCGGCATGCTTCCCGCACTGATGATGGGAAAACAGCAGCAACAGCAACCCGCAGCGCAGCCACAAGCGGCCCAATTCGCAATGCCGCACATGCCAGGCGTTCAGTATGGTGCTAGCTCGCCGGGTTATCAGAACGCGCTTGCACAAGCGCTCGCTCAATATCAGGGGTAAAGCATGGCCGGTGCTACTAGCGGAATGACGATCCTTCCTCAGTTCCAGGGAGACGCGTATTCGCTTCAGAATCAGCAGGCGCTCGCGCAAGCTCTGATGCAGCAGTCGTTCCAGCCGCAAAACACGCAAGCGGTTGGATCGGGCCAATATACGGTCGTTCCGAAATACAGCGGCCTGGGCGGACTAGCGCAGCTTGGACAAGCGCTGATTGCGGCGAAGATGCAAAACAACGTGGCGCAGGGGTATGGTCAACTCGGCCAGAACCAATGGGCGGCGCTTACTGGCTCGCCGGCTTCGTCCGGTGTCGGTGGCTCGGGTAATGGCTCCAGCGCGTCTGGCTCAAGCCCGCAGGCGCTTGCGTCGGCACTTGGTGGCGGTGGCTCGTCTGCTCAGCCTGCTCCGCCACAAGGCGGATTGCTGTCGCCTGGCGGCCCGCTGAATCCTAACGGCATCCCGACGACGGCCGCGGCGATGATGTATATGTCTCCTGAAGGCCAAAAGGAACTTTTCAAGTCGACGGCATCGGCATATGCGCCGACTGCGGCGACGATGCAAGCCCGTCAAGGTGGTTTCGACACTGCGCAGGCGAATCAGGCTCAATTCAGAAAAGACAGCTATGTTGCGCCGATCACCGGCACTGGCATCATGCGCAACCCGTTCAATCCGTCGCAACCTGTCGCGTTCAATCCTGAAATCCCGGCCGGCGCGCAACCGCTGTTCGATGCATCGGGCAACGTCGCCAAGGTGCAGCCGATCCAAGGCGCGCAAGGCGTCATGCAGGGCAACGCCGCGGCGAGCGCAGCCGGTGGCGCTCAGTTCAAGCCCGTTCAGGTGTACAACCCGCAGACGCAGCAAATGGAATTCTCGAACGAGGCGCAGGTTACGAATCCGACCGCTCCGGCAGGGATTCGCAACAACAACCCCGGCGCGATGATGCCGGGTGGCAAGCTCGCGCAATATCCGGATATGCAAACGGGGCTTGCAGCGCTGGACGGGAATCTCGCGAGCTACGGCAAGCAGGGCGTCAATACCGTTGCCGGCGTGATCTCGAAATGGGCGCCTCCGAACGAGAACGATACGCAGGCATATATCAAGGACGTTTCGCAACGTCTCGGAATTCCGCCTAATCAGAAAATCGACCTGACAAATCCGCTTCAGCGCCAGGCTCTGTCGACGGCGATCGCGTTGCATGAGAATGGGCCGTCTGGGGTGTTCGGCGGTGGTGGGGCTGCTCCGTCCGGCCGTGCTGCGGCGAGTGCTCCGATGGGCGCGCAGGCGAATGCGGAAGCGCTGGTGAAAGGTCAAGTCGACACGATGCAGAAGTCGTATCAGAACCTGCAGACGGTTCGCTCTGGTGCGCCGGCTGCACTGCAGGATGTCGACAACATGAAGAAACTGGCACAAGGCGCCTCCATCGCCACAGTCGGTCCGGCCGGCGCAAAACTGGCTGGGCTTTTCAGCGCAGACGCGGCTGAGTACGAGAAATCGCGCGATAACCTCGTCACTAACTTGGGCTCGCAGCTCGGCATCAACTCCGACGCTGCGCGCGATCTGGTCTACGGCTCGATCCCTTCGTATGGCGCCCCAAAGACAGCCGTTCAGAATGGACTTGATACCCTCCGCGGACAGATCCAAACGCGACTCCTGAAATCTGACTATCTCTCCGATGCGTATTCGTCTGGGGACGCCAAGGCATACAACCAGCGCGAGAACCAGTTCGACCAGAAGATTACGCCGGCAATCGCGAACGTCGTCTCTATGCCATCCGGACCGGAACGAGCAGCGGCCCTTCAGGCGGTCGCTAAAAACCCGACTATGCGGGCTCGGCTCGAGTGGGCTGCACAGAACGGGATCCTGAAATGAGTGCACTTGACGACATCATCGCGCGCGACTCAGCGCCGCAGCAAGCGTCGCCGCTCGATGCAATCATTGCGCGTGACTCTTCCGCACAAGCGCAACCCGCTGCGCCATCAACCCCTGCTGCGCCTCCCCAGCAAGGACAGCAGCCGGGGATGCTTGCATCGCTCGGCGCTGGCCTTGGTCATGGTTTCGGTAGCACGGTGCTCGGTGCTCAGGAGCTACTAGGCAAGGGGCTCAGCGCGGTCGGATCTGACCATGTTGGGCCGTGGCTCGTGAACGATGCGCAGCAGGGCGTGAAGAACTTAGCTTCACAGAATCAGCCTTATGCCTCTGCCAACCCGATTACGAACACGGTCGGCAATATCGGCGGCAATATTGGCGCTACTGCTCCACTTGCTGCTTTGGCTCCCGCTGCAGCGACGGCTAGCGCGCTTGGCCGCATTGGGACCGGTGCTGCACTGGGCGCTACCAGTGGTGCGATGGCGCCGTCAGATAGCAGCAATCCGGACTACTGGGGCCAAAAGCTGAATCAAGCCGGTACTGGCGCCGCGTTCGGTGCAGGTGGATCCGTTCTGGCGAACGCGCTGGGCAAGGTGATTACTGGCGCGACCGGCACGGCTCAGCGGCAACTCGCAGATGCCGGCGTGACGATGACGCCCGGTCAAGCGCTTGGCGGCGGATTTGCACGCACTGAGGAAAAGCTGACAAGCGTTCCTATCCTCGGGGACATGATTAAGAATGCGCAGCAGCGTTCAGTCCAAAGCTTCAATAAGGCAGTCTATAACGACGTGCTTGCGCCGATTGGAAAGACCTATGATGGTCCCGTAGGTCAAGATGCCGTCCAAGCCGTCAAGTCGCAGATCAGCAACGCATATGATGGCGCGCTTTCGAATATGACGTTCAAGGCGACCGACCCGCTGTTTCAGAAAGACATCTCGAATCTTACCGGCCTCGCTCAGAATCTCCCTGGCCAGCAACAGCAGACGTTTATGAACGTCCTGAAGACTCAAGTCTTTGGAAAGCTCGGACCGCAGGGAAACATGGACGGCCAGACGCTTAAGGGCGCGCAGAGCGAGCTTTCACGCATTGCCAGCGGCTATTCTAGCGACGCGTCATTCGATCAGCGCCAGTTGGGCGCGGCGATCGGTGAAGTCAAAAACGCGATCGATAGCTCGCTGACGCGATATAACGCACCAACGGACGTGCAGGCTCTTTCTGCTGCCAACGCGGCATATGCGAAGTTTGTCCGATTGCGAGCTGCAGCCGGCTCGCAAGGTGCGATGAATAACGATGGCATCTTCACTGCAGGTCAATTGCAGAACGCCGTCCGAAGCGCAGACAAGTCGGTAGGGAAAGGAAACGTCGCGACCGGTAACGCTCTTATGCAGGATCTGTCGAGCGCCGGCCAACACGTGTTGGGGTCTAAATATCCTGACAGCGGAACGCCGGGGCGCGCGGCTTTGATGGGTCTGCTCGGCGCGCTAGGTGGCGGCGGTGCGGCTGCGGCTGGTTTCGGTGCTCCGACGTTGGCCGCTGGCACTGCTGCGACACTCGCTGCTCTACCTTATACCGGACTAGGCCAAAAGGCGGCGCAAGCGGCTCTTATGGCTCGCCCAGCGTTTGCCCAACCGGTAGGCCAGTTCGTTCAGAAAGGTGCGTCTCCCTTCGCGGCTGCGCTTGGCGCGGCTCTCGTTAATCACTGACTTTATCGCGGGGATTGCCCCGACGACTGCTGATGAAATCGCCAGTTGCCAAAACTGCGCATTAGTCATTTCCACTCCCTCAAGGGCCGCCCAGTGCGGCCTTTTTCATTTTAGGTGACGCGATGCCATTTAACGGCGCAGGAACGTTCACGTTGGTGGCCGGCAATCCGGTCATCACCGGGACGACGATTAGCTCAACCTGGGCGAACAATACGCTTTCCGACATCACTGCGAACGGGCTGACTAACTGCCTTACTAAAGACGGCCAGCAAACGCCTACGAATAATATCCCAATGGGCAACTTCCGGATCACCGGATTGGGTGCTGGGACCGCTAGGACCGATGCGGCCCAAGTTGGGCAGGTTCAAGACGGGGCACTCACCCTGCTTTCGTCCGTATCTGGATCAAACACTATTACAGCAAACACTTCTCCGGTCTTTACTGCCTACGCCACCGGACAGGAATTCTCTTTCGTTGCTGCGGCTAATAATACTGGTGCAGTCACTCTGAACATTAATTCTATCGGAGCGAAAGCAATCACGCGAAACGGCACCGATCCACTTGCTCAAGGAGACATTTTTTCCGGGGCGATGGTTTCGGTTTTGTTCGATGGGACTCAATTTCAACTTCAGAACACCCCAACGACAGGGCGATTTTTAGGTGTTCAAGTGTTCCTCGGAAATGCGACGTACACGCCAACATCTGGAATGAAGACCGTTATTTTTGAGGTTCAAGGCGGCGGGGCGTCAGGTGGAGGAGCAACGCTTCCGAGTAGCGGTAACGTTTCATGTGGAGCGCCAGGAACCTCCGGCGCCTATGCGAAAGGCATTTTCTCATCGGCCTCTGTTGGAGCGTCTCAAGCAATCACGGTTGGCGCGGGGGCATCCGGCCAGACAGGTGGAGGCGGGCTTGCTGGCGGAACCTCTTCGGTCGGCGCATTGATTTCAGCAAACGGCGGCGTTGCCGGGTCAATGCTAAATAACGTTGGTGCCGGCGCACTTAATGGGAATGGGAATTTTCAAAATACCGTCAGCGGTGCGAATATTTTGACTTGTCCGGGCGGCGCCGAAAACGTATCAATTGCCACGACTACAGTATTTGGTTTTGGTGGCTCTGGAGGACGCTCATTGTTTGGAGTAGGAGGGGTTCCGGTTGCATACAACTCGGTCGGAGGGGCAGGTATTGGTTACGGTTCAGGCGGCAGCGGGGTAGTTGCAAATCAATTCCTTCCTGGAAGCATTGCTGGTGGTGCTGGCAAGTCAGGAATCGTGCTCGCTTGGGAGTACGCATGATGGATGCCAATTATGCGGTCGTTGGATCTCTCACTTAGAAAACAATAGCCGCCTATAGAGCGGCTTTTTTCGGGGCTTGGAATGCCAATACACGAAGAAATAGCAGCGGCGATTCATGCCCTTTCGATCTCGATGGATCAGAGGCACAGCGAAAACATCACGGCTCAATCTGTAACGGAGCGGAAAGTGGACGAAATCATACGCAGGGTCGACGACCTGCATAAAGCCTTCCCTGGCGGCGATTGGGAAGGGCATCGACGTTATCACGAAGGCTTGATTCGGAAGATGGAAGCTCGGACCGAGTTCTACGAAGACTTGCGGTCCGAGCTCGCCAAGAAAGGTATCTGGGCCGTTCTGGTGGTTCTCGGCCTCGCTATGTGGCAATACTTGAAAACCAAGGTGACAACGTGACGCTTTCCCCGAACTGGCGAACTACCTACAAACGATATTCGGTGATCTCTTTGGCCGCAAGTACGTTCCTCCAAGTAGTGTGGGGCGTCGTACAGAATCCCCCGATGTGGGCGGTTCTGGTGGCCAATGGGCTTATCGGTGGACTCGGCCTTATTGGCTCGTATCTCGCGCAACCTGAAGTGATCGGCGGCGCTGATGCCAACTCTACCGAATAGGCCGGGTAAGAAGTCGCTAGCGGTCGTTATCGGCACGGTCGCGGCGTCGATGGCTATCTCGCTGACATCTTCGCAGGAAGGCGTATCGCTTCGGCCGTATAACGACAAGCTGGCCGGTGATCTGCAGACCGTGTGCTTTGGCGAAACGAACGTTCAGATGCGTGCTTATACGCTCGACGAGTGCAAAGACATGCTGAGCGACAGCCTCTCTGGCTACGCGATCGAAGTGCGGAAGATGACGCCCGGATTCGACGATCTGACAGACGGGCAAAAGGTCGCGGTGATTGACCTAGCCTACAATATTGGCCTTGGCAACTACGGCGGATCGACGCTCCGCAAGCGCTACATCGCGAAAGATTTTCCGGACGCCTGCTCAGAATTTGCCAAATGGCGCTTCGTGCGCGGCCGTGATTGCGCGATCGCATCCAACCAATGCGGCGGGATCTGGAAGCGTCGCCAACTCGAACGCAACGCATGCAGGGGTGAACAGTGAGCCCGTTCCTTATTACCGGCCTCGCTGCCGGCGCGGTTGGCGTGGCGCTCGGCTTCGGCACCGCACATACTATAGACGGCCGCACGCTCGCTAGAGAGCAGGCAGCCCATCAGCAGATGGTCGCTCAAATCAACGCGGAATCAGCCAAAGCTCTTTCTGCGGCGCTTGCCAAGCAACAGGCGGCGGAGAGCGACATAGCCGCGATACAGCAGAAATTCACAGATGAGGTTTCTAAACATGCACAAGACTCCCTCGATTTTCGCGCTCGCCTGTCTGCTGGCACTGACCGCGTGCGCGTCCGGATCGCAGGTTGTTCTGCCTCCGTCCCAGGTGAAAGCGCCGCCTCCGCCAGCAGCTCTGATGGTCCCGCCGCCTACGGAGACATCTACGGCCCGACTGCAAGCGGCATTTTCAAAGTAGCTGCCGACGATCAGGCGGAGATTGACAAACTCTCCGGGTTACAGGCATACGTGCGCGCATTGCAGGAGCAGGGTTTTATTGCATCCCCTTCCGATCATACCGGTTTCCGTTAAATGACATTCCAACTGAGCGGAGCAGAAAGCATATCGCTATGCAGTCCGGGTCTGCGCTCGTTGACCGCGCAGGATTTAGCGACGTGGATTCTTTCGAAGGCTTCCGGTACAAACAGACCTACCGTAATAGACTATGGTGCCAAAGGAGACGGCATAACGGACGATAGCGCCGCGTTTCAGGCCGCGATCAATAGCGGCTTCGTCCGGATTCCGAAGACCGCCGCAGGCTACATGATCCGTCATCCCCTGAACGCAACGAACTTGGATCAGTTGACCATCGAAGGTGATGGCATGATTGCGCCAGATTGGGGATTGGTCTATATTCTGCCGCCCTCGGGGAGTACGCTACTCGCTGGAACGGGCGGTGTAGTGCTCGACGTTACCGGATCAAACAACATTACGATGCGGAATTTCAACATCTCCGCGCTCGGCGTTTCAGCCAATCCCTCATCGGTCGGTATCATGGGTGGGACTTCTACCAATCAGCGTCTTGGTGCGCCTGGTGGTTCGAACCTAATCATGGAAAACGTCGCAGTGTGCATGCAGAATACCGGCGCGTCGATCCCGATCTATCTTAATAACGTCAATATCTCACGCTTCAATAACGTCACGACGGCCGGGAAGTATGGCGTCATACTATGCTCTAACAACGTCCTGAATCTGGCCAGTCCATTTACTACCTTTGGGCCAGTTGTACAGAGCGACGGGAACACGTTCGTAGGCTGCTGCTTATTGAATTATGGGACGAATCCTGCTCTGTGGTTGGAGTATGCCAACGACAATGATTTCGTCCAGCTCTATACCGTTTATGTGGGAATCGGGCAACCGTCCTATACCGGATGCGGATACGCTATCCAGATTGATAACTGTGTCGACCTGCGCATCAAGGTCGAGAACGATTATTTCCCGTACCTGCTCTATTTGAACGGAGCCAATGAACTATTGGACATTTCCGGTATCTGCTTTCCTGGTGCCAATCCGCCGTCAGGTGGTCAACCTGCCATCGCATTTTTTAACGGCTCAACGGTCAAGAATTCGAATTTCAACGTCATTACGCCGGGAACGGGCTATGCGGCTGGAACGTATCTATATGCGACCAAAGGCACCGCCCCGACAATGCAGCAGTTCAGAAATTGTGAGTTCTTGTTCGACACCGCGGCGACTTCGAATGTGGCCTACTTTAACGTCACGGCAGATTCTCCGGCCCCTTTTTTCGACCTGCGATTCCACGGCGACGTGGATTCCTCAGGCGTAAATCTGATGGTCGGAGGAGTCACCGCAACATCGGCAAAGCAGCGCTACTTCATGAACGGCCTAAGGCATGGAACGGCATAGCATCGTCTAATACAGCGTTGTAAGTCATTGTTTTTATTGGTGAGTGTATGTGCATTCTTGGGCCATCACAAGGCCAACCAAAAATAGCATAGTGCTTTGATTTTGTTAATGAAAACGTGTTTTGTAAGGCTTTACGCGGGAGGCAATGTAAATCGGCCGCAAAGCCTTATGCAGTCAGGACTCGTCTACTATCGTTGCAATCGCGTCTAGAATCACCAACTTGGATCGCCTTCTCGGAACTCGCCGCACCACGCTGATTTAGCCACTCTCGGCCAGACTCCAACACCATCTTTGTTCGCAGTTGGCGGGCTTCGATAGCACACTAAAACCTGCGTTGTTTCGTATGGGTTAAAGCCAATCCCCGGGAGAGAATGATGTGGAACCTCAACGATGCGATCTTCCGGCCGCCGAAATTTGCATATCTCACATCGATCGCCTTTTCTTTCAACAAATGAAAACATTACGCCATCCCTCCTGGTTTCACTTCGACCCACTCCGCTCCTCGCACATCCCGGTACATTTCGGTCATGCTGGCCGACTTATGTCCAAGGATCGCCTGTGCGAACTCGGGGCTGTATTGCTCAGCGTAAAGCCGTGCTGCCAGGCTGCGTAGCTCATGAAACGATGCCGGTGTCTTCCCTTCTTCCCACTTCACGCCGGCCGCTGTTCTAGCTAGACGAAAGCCTCGCGTGAGCGAGTCAGGGTCGACCGGATAACCCGGCTTCTGATTCCCGACGACCCGCGCATGGTGAATCATCGATTTCGACACGACCTTATCCCGGCAGCGCTTGATTACGTCTTCCAGAGATAACCCGATCGCGTCCATTCGAACGGCCAGCGGAATCCGAAGCTTCATTTTCGTCTTCTGCTGAGCGACGAACAGAAAGCCGTCTTTCGCGTCAGAGAAAAGCATGTTGGCAACGTCTTCCCGACGCTGGCCCGTCAACAGGGCTAATTCGAAACTGCGCGCGACCCACGGCTCCATTTCCAAAGCTTTCGCGTAGATCAATTTGAACTCGGGAAGCATGAGTCTGGATCGCTCGACCGTAATTTCTGGCGTTCTGGTGACTGATACAGGATTCTTTCCAGAATCGATAATCCCTTTCGTTTCAGCCACGCGCATCATGTCGGAAAGTGTCTTCCGGGCAAGCTTCGCCATATTCGGCTTATCGATCCCGTCCAGAAACTCGGCTATCTCGCGCGTTTGTATCTTCCGAAGGTGCTTATCAGAGAACGGTGCTTTCAATACAACACGAAGGCCAGCCCGTACCGTCTGCATGGTGCTCGGCGTCGGATTACGAGTTTCCTCGTAAATCTTCTGGTACTCGGTCGACCATTCCAGCAGCGTTTTTTCGTCAGGAGCAGTCATTCGCTGCACGACTGAGCGATAACCGCGGCTGTTTTCCAATTCAGCATTGGCGGCTCGCGCTTCCCCGAACGCTTTTGCCTGATCGCGTCCGATCCCGTAGTCTTTCTTCGTGTCGGGATTTCGGTAGTAGAAATACCCTGCGCTGTTCTGATACAGATTGGCCGGCCAGTGCCGGCGCTTCGCTTCCCTACGCCGTGCGGCCATTCCCCAGTCTCCGTTGCATCTCGCCAGCGTCATCGTAATAGACGGCGTGTGGCTCGACGAAATATTTCGTGCCGCATTTTATCGGCTGCGGGACGATTCGCCCGTTTTTCCGCCAGTTGAGCAGCGTGTTTCGGTGCGGCTTCGAGCTGCCAAACAAGGCTTCGGCCCATTGGTCGAGAGTGACTAGCTTCGCCATCACGATTTCTCCTTTTCTCTCTGCTCTACCGCCCGCGCATATGCCTCGCGCAACTCGCCAAAACTTCCACGGCGAGTGTTGAAAGGCACGACAGCCGGTTCTTCGTATCCTTCCAGATAGGCATCTGCTGCCTGGATCAGGTTTCTTACTGCTATCAGGAGTTCGTCGTTCATTTCGGCTCCTTCACTGCCTGCTCGATGGCGCTCAGAAAGTCTTTCTCCGAAGGGGGAACGCCGACGCATCTGAGCGTCAGATACGCTTCGATGCCGCATTCGATGTTCCGGCGCATGAGCACTTTGAAAAGCGCCGACAACGACTCATCCGTCAGCGCACGCGGCGCGGCACGCTCAGGCGTCTCCTTGTTCGCGGCTAGGATTGCGATACTAGCGATAGAACGCGCTTCTTCTATTTCGTCCCAATCTCCGCCGTACATTTTGTTTTCGATGGCTGCAAT